TATGTCCATACACCGTATATTGTACATATTTGCATGTGTAATGCAGGGTTTGTACATAGGTGGTTTGATAACTCTATTTCGGCGAATTTAAAAATTGGCGAGAACTTATATCGGGCGAACTTGTATTTTTTAATATTATATAATGATATAATTATCTTATTATGACCGCAACCGAATGGGCAGGATTTGTCCTTACATTACTCTCAATCGGGGGAATTTTACTTAGCGGAATTCGTTGGTACATTAAAGTCCAGATCAAGCCTATACACGAAGCGGTTTGCGATATTCGTGCCGAAACCAAAACTAACGGCGGAACCAGCATGCGTGATGAAATTAGGGCAATTAAAGCGGAACAAGAAGAAGCAAAGCAATTGAGAAAAGCAACTAGTGATAAACTAGATCATATGTATGAGATATTGCTTGAATATGTTTCTCGCTCTAAATAACTACTATATATAATATATAAGATATCTTAAAAACCTTACTAGTTAGTTATTCTTTTCTTTATATATTTTAAGTATACACTATCAATACTCTGGCCTATTGGTATAAAGTGGACATTTGGTACTATTACTAATATAACAATTTGATAACAATTAAAATTCATATACCCTGGTTAATTTATAATATAATGTTATAATCATAATGGTTGGCTCCTAGGTTGCTCTCTACCCACCCCACTGCCCCTAGGAGTCAATCCTATTTATTATGGTATAATCAATGATATGTGCTCACCTACAATAGAAAAATTTGGGGCCACCCCAGCAAATATACAATGGACTGTGGTTCGTGGTGATTATGCCTCATTTACAGTATCCCTTCTTGAAAATGACGAAGTTACAGAATTTGATACTATTGGATGGGCCTTTGCAGCAACAGCATATGATCCCACTACAGATGTTTTAGATGAGTTAGATATTTCAGTAGATGGTTCAGTTATTACTGTTAGCGCTCCTGCTTTAATTACTGAAAATTGGGGAACTAAATATAAATCTGTAGTAGCAGAATTATCCTTTGACCTTCAAGCAATAGTTCCAGACGGTACTTCAACAATTACTTGGACACCAGTAATAGGAACAATATGTGTTCTTGGAGATGTTTCTCCATCAACTACAAGAAACACTTTGGGTGGGGTATCTTAAATGATAATTAAAATTAAAGATGCTAATATAAAACTTCCACCTATCATAAAGGTAAATGGTACTATTTTTAAAGTAAAAAAGTAATAAATGTCTATATCAAAAAATATGGATGCTCCAAAAGCAAGATATGCGGAAGCAATAAAGTCAAATAAAGTTGAAGAATCTAATCATATTGAATACATTGCCGTTCCAGGAATTCAAGGAGAACGAGGAGATGTAGGTCCAGCAGGACCACAAGGTCCAGAAGGTCCTAGAGGCGAAAGAGGTATTCCAGGCAAAGATGGTAAGGATGGCCCTCAAGGACCACAAGGACCCAAAGGTGATGCGGGTAGAGGCGGTGGAGAAGGATATGAAAGTCCATCAGGTCAATATCCAGGATGGGCATATTATGAAAACAAAAATAAAAAACCATTATTTCTAGGACCTGAAAGAGGCGATGATGGTTGGGTAAATATTTTAATGGATGACGTTGAAGATAGCAATATTTTAAGGTTTCTTCCAGAAGGCTCAGTATCACTATGGAATTCATATACTCAAAGAATTAATTTTAAGCAATTAAAGGTTGGGGCTAGGGTAGATATTAGATATGATATTGCTTTGACTACCGACACAAATAGCACAGAAGCCTGGATCAGAACTTATATTCCAAAAGTTGAATCTCCAACTGGATACATTGGAATGCTTAAATATAAATACCCTTATGAAATGTCAGTTAACCAAACCCTATATGTAGACTTATCAAAGATCAAATCTGAAGGCGGGATGATTCAAGCCAGGGCAGATAATGAAAGTACTATCATGCTAAAGGGCATGTATATATCTGTATCTTAATATATGTTATAATGTGTTTATAAGGCTACCGCTTTATTTTAACAAAGGACTAACTAATGGGTCGCAGAGATTTTCCAGTGGCAGCAGCTGAGATCGGTAAAGCAACAGTTACCGCAACTACTGGCTCCCCTACAATTGACACATCATCGCGTGCTGGTAAAACCATCTACAAATTCACGGGCTCTGGAACTATTACTGTTGGTACTGCTGGTATGGTTGAAATACTTGTTGTTGGAGCAGGCGGTGGCGGTGGTTTCCAAGGTGGCGGTGGAGCAGGTGGTTATATTTATGATACTACCGTTTATGTTCCAACAGGAAGCCAAACGATAACAATTGGTGCTGGTGGTGCAGGCGCAACTGGCGCTGGTGGTGGCGCACGCCCTCACGGACAAGCAGGATATTCATCAAGATTTTATAATTATTATGGAGTTGGTGGTGGCGGTGGAGCAGGTGCTGACGGTAGCAACACTATTGCTCCTAATGGTGGTGGTTCAGGCGGCGGTGCTGGTGGTTTAGGTATTAGTTATGGTGGTGCTAACGGAACCCCTGGTCAGGGCAACAAAGGTGGCGATGGCGGTGGAAGTTCATTATTCGGTGCAGGAGGTGGTGGTGGTGCAGGCGCAGCAGGCACTAATGCTACTGCAACTTTACACGGACCTGGTGGCAGCGGCTCAGCAAACTCAATAACAGGAACGTCTGTTACTTACGCTGGAGGCGGTGGAGGTGGTAGCGCTGTCGGTGGTTCTGGCGGTGGTGGTAATGGTGGTAGCGGTGCAAATGGAACTGCTGGTAGTACAAATCTTGGCGGTGGTGGCGGAGGAACTAACAATTCTTCTTTTACAGGCGGCACAGGCGGTTCAGGTTTTGTAGTAGTGGTGATTGGATAAAAATGGCACATTTTGCAAGAATAGAAAATAATATTGTTTCAGAAGTAATCGTTATCAACAACGAAGTTCTCAAAGATGAAAACGGTGTGGAACAAGAATCCATTGGAGCGCAATTCTGCGCTGATACATTTGGCGGTACTTGGATTCAAACTTCATACAACAATAACTTTAGAGGAACATTTGCAGCAGGTGGTATGACCTATGATGCTGATCTTAATATATTTAAATACCCAACAATAGAGGAGAAATAACCATGGGCCAATCAATATTTCCTGCAGCTTCTGCAGCTGCTGCAAGTTCGTTGTATAGTCGTGTACAAACATTTACGTCATCTGGTACGTTTGCACATCCAGATGGATATGCATCACCTAGACCTATATTTGTTGTCCTTATTGGTGCAGGCGGTGGCGGTGGGTCAGGTTGCATTAATCCTTCTACGTCAACTACGTCACTTGCATTTTTTGGTGGCGGTGGTGGTGCTTCTGGAGTAACAATGGCAGTAAACACTTCTGTTTCAGCAGACACCTCTGTTACTATCAGCCTAGGTGGTGCTGGCGGAACTGCTCCTACGGCTTCAAGTGCGGATGCGGCAAACGGTGCTTCTGGAACCGCTGGTGGGTCTAGCGTGTTTGGAACATTGACCGCTAGCGGTGGCGGTGGTGGTACAAATGGTGAAAGAAATACAAGTAGAGTCACTAAAAATGGCAGTACTGGTGGTAATCCTGGAACTGCTGGCACTGTTGATATAAGCGCTACTGGTGGTGCACGTGGAGCATTGGATGGATTTAGCAACGGTAATGGAACTAGAGACTACGCTTCCACGTACAATTTTTCTGCAATAGGTCAAAACGGAGTTTCAACTTGGATAAATGAAAGTGCGACTGGAACCAGACAAGGAATAGTCTCATCTCAAATAAATTCTATTAGCCCGTATATATCTGGCGGTGGAGCAAGTGGAGGTCTTGGAACCAATAAAACTTCTGCTTATACACAAGTTGGCGGTACTGGTGGTTCTGGAGTTTATGGCGCTGGAGGCACTGGCGGTACTTCTCAACTTACTTTAGGAACAACCGCTGCAACTGGAACTGCTGGTTCTACGCCTAGCGGATATGGTGCAGGTGGTGGTGGTGGTGGGTTTGCAGCGGCAGTTGGAGCAGGACTTTGCACGGCTGGCGCAGGTGGTGCTGGTGCACCTGGTGTATGTATTGTATTTTACTAAGGAGAAATAATGTTATATTTTGCAGTAATAGAAAATGACAAAGTTACTAATCGTATAATTGCTGATTCATTAGAAATAGCAGAATCAGTAACTGGTAAAACGTGTATTGAATTTACGGATATACATACAGGAAATATTGGTGACACTTATGACGGCACTAATTTTATAAGCCCCACAATAGAGGAAAAATAACAATGGCAAATACAGTCTTCCCAATAGCTGCTAGTGCAGCAGCGGCTTCAACAATTGCACAAACCTTTACCGCAACAAGTGCAAACACTATGTACAATGGAACGAATGCCTTTGCAGCAGGTACCTATACAATTACTTGTGCGTCTGGATCAATTGCGGTTGTTGATTTTTGGAATGGAACAACTTATATTGGAAGTGCAACAACAGCATCTGGAACAGTTACTTTCAATCTTAGTACCGCAGCAACAAGAATTGGCTATTATGTTAATACTGGATCATCTATTGTAATTTCTGCAACACTTACTGGAAATCCTGTATCTTCAGTTACTGGAACACTAGATACAATTACATCATCAGGTACCTATACTGGAACTGGTCTTGGCTATGTTGTATGCGTTGGTGGTGGCGCTGGAGGTCAAGGTGGCGGTTATGGTAATACTTCTGGAATGGGCGGTGGCGCTGGCGGTGGCGGTGGTTCAGTTTGCTATGGACTTGTTTCACTTACTGGTTCAATTTCTGTAAGTATTGGAACCGCTGGAAGCGGTGGAGCAGGTGCAACAAGTTTTGGTAGCGCTAGTGGAAGTAATGGAACTTCAGGTGGAACTACTACATTTTCTTATCTAAGTGCTGGTGGCGGTGTGGCTTCTTCAGGCGGAACCGCTACTTCAGGAACAATTAATACTACAGGTGGAGCAGGTGGAGCAGGTGGGTCTGCTTCTGCCAATGGTGGCAACGGTGTTGCTAATACATTGACTGCTGCTTGGGTAAAAAATGCAACTACGGGTGGTGGTGGTGGTGGAACACGTGCTGCTAGTGCTGGTACAAGCGTTACTTCTGGCTATGATAGTAGAGGCGCAGGTGGACAAGGTGGCAATGCAAGCCAATCTGGTTCTGGTGGTAGTGGTGGTAGTGGTCAGGCTGGCGTTGTTTACGTATTACGATTCTAAGGAGATAAAATGAATTATGCAGTAATTGAAAATGGAATAGTAATCAATACTATTCTTGCTGAAACACAAACAATTGCTCAAGAAGTAACTGGACTAACCTGTGTTGAATATACAGATGAAAACCCCGCTGGTATTGGCTACACTTACGACGGCACTAATTTCATAGCACCAGATATAACACCAACAGAAGAATAAAATGCTGTATAATTGCACTATAGGTGATCCACGATAAAAGCGGGGACGCGACTATTAAAAGAAAGTAGAAATAAATGGCTACAACAACTAAGGCTCTTGCTCGTACAGCAGCAGCAACATCATCAGCAACACTATATACAGTACCATCATCAACAACTGCGGTAATTACAAATATTGTAGTTGCTAACTCAGCAGCAACAGCAGCAACATTTACTATCACACTTGACGGTGTAGATATGCTAAAGACAGTTGCAATTGCAGCAAATACAACAGCATTTTTTGACCTAAAGCAGGTACTTGCTACAACTAAGATTATTGCTGGTTTTGCTTCAGCAGTAACAGTATCATTTCACATCTCAGGTGTTGAAATCGCATAATTGTAATAGATAAAAAAAATCCCTCCAAGGCTAAAAACCAAAGGGGGATTTTTTATTTGTATTTAATTATATTGGCTAGGGAACTTCTTCATCCACATCTTGGTTTTGGCTGTTATGCCTTTCCAAGCAGACCAGTTCTTGCCACCATCGCTCATATGGTATGCAATTTTTGCGTTTATGACGGGATTCAATAAATCAGAATTTGTTTTAAGGTTAAACTTATCACGACGTTCTGGACCTAGATCACTAATCATATTAATTTGAAATAGTCCATAAGAACTATCTCCTGTTTTTGTATTGCCATTAAATCTAATAGGTTGTCCATTAGATTCCTTTTTTGCTATAGCCCAGGCCTCTTGCAAGTCCCGTCCTTTAAACCCTACTGCCTTTAGAACTAGCACCAAATCTTTGTCTGAAAGAGTTGCTGCATTTTCATACTTCTTTAAGATTTTTACCCTAGAAACTAAAAAAACCGCTTTAGGGGCGGTAGATTGTTTCAAGGCTACTTCATTTAGTAAATTATTTTTGGTAGTAGCATTTGCATTATTTGAAAAAATAGCAGATGTAAACACCAATAACAATACCCCAAACCACACTTTTGTTTCTCTCATAGTTTTTACCTCCTAAGAAACGAATGAGACCTAATTGGTCTCATAATCTAGTATAACACAATCTACTAATCAGTACAACCTTAATGTCCGAATTGTCCGTTATATTTATAACTTTTTGATAACAAAATATAAGATTACTTATTGTGATATAATAAAAGAACTATGGCTACATATAGAGGACAAGGCGCATCTACATACGATATTGGTGAAGCACCACCATTTGTTAACTGGACAATCGTAAAAGGCGATACAGCATCGTTTAAGGTTTATTTAACAGATGATGCAAAACTACCTTTAGCCATTCCTGATTGGGACATTGAAGTGGAGTTTAAAAGACCTACTACTCCAGTTGATCCTCAGATAATTACAGATACTGCAAGTTTGATTCTTACTATTACTCCAGAGCAAGATTTAGAAGATCTAGATGGTGAGTTTAAGGTTAATTTAACTGCCACCCAAACCGCACTATTAAGAACAAATGATATTTTTGATATTGAAATAAGTCTTCCACAGAATACTTTGGTTTGGACAGTTGCTCAAGGGAAGATTACTCTCCTTGAGGATGTTACAAACTAATGGCAACAGTTTTAATAAATAACAATACCCCAGTTTTTACAACAGATATTAAAAAAGTTTCTTTTTCAAATGTAGAAATTATTCAGGAAAAACGTGGGGTAAACATAAATTCAATCCTCCCATTTAGAATAAGATTTACAGCAATACAGATACCAACGTCTATTGCTAATATACCCGCAATTCCGCTACAGGTTATTGGTTTCTCTAACTATATACTTTGAAATATATGATATAATTCCAGTATGGCCAAATTATCAATTGCAAGCATTAAGTCTCTGTTTCAGACTGGAGACCGTCCAAGTCAAGCAGATTATGTAGATTTGATTGATAGCACCTCTGCAAGATCAACAGATCTTGGTTCAGATGGTAACAATGAGACTACAATCAACGGTATTGAGAACTCAACAATTTTTGATAACTTTTTGGCAAGTGAATGGAGATCAGTAAAATATTTGATCTCAATTAAAAAAGTTTCTGGTGGCGCTAATAAGTATTACGCTACAGAATTAACTATAGTCCCTGATGCTACAGATGTAAGTGTCAGTGAATATGGAACAGTAGACAATGATGGGAATATTGGCACCATCTCCGTGTCTAGAGCAGGAGATACAGTTTCACTAACTGTAATTCCAGTGGGTGGGCAAACCCCGATAACCTTACGCTATTTGCGTATTGGGTTAAAGGCTTAACTAAGGAGATAAAATGGCAACAGTAACAAAAGATTTTAGAGTAAAGGCAGGACTGGTAGTTGAAGGATCAACTGCGACTGTCAATGGAAAAAATATTATCACAGCAGGTGTCGTTGATGCTAAGGGTGATTTAATTGTTGGTAGTGCAGACGATACAGTTATTAGATTAGCCGTTGGTGGAACTAATGGACACGTTTTAACAGTAGATAGTTCAACTGCATCAGGATTAGCCTATGCAGCCCCAGCAGCAGTTGGTGTATTTGGTTCTTCAATTTCATTTGAAGGTGCAACTGCAGATGATTACGAAACAACAATTGCAGTAACAGACCCAACAGCAGACCGCACAATTACACTTCCAGATGCAACTGGTACAGTAGCATTTACTTCAGACATTACAGTTAGTGCATCTTCAACAAACACATTTTCAAACAAGTCAATTTCTCTAGCAACAAACACAGTAACTGGAACTACTGCAGAATTTAACACTGCACTTTCAGATTCTAACTTTGTAACTATTGGAGATACTGGTACAGTAACTAGCACAATGATTGCAGACGGAACAATTGCAAACGTTGATATTAATGCATCAGCAGCAATTGCTCAATCTAAAATTGCAGACCTTACAACAGATCTTGCTGCTAAGGCTTCATCTGGAGACCTTACAACTCACACAGGTGCAACAGAAGCACACGGTGCAACTGGTGCGGTAGTTGGAACAACCAATACACAGACCCTTACAAATAAGACACTTACATCGGCAAAGATTAATATACTTACTTTTGAAGGTATGGGAGCCAATACAGTTGTAGATTTTACAAATCCATCAACAAATAGAACAGTCTATTTCCCAAATGCTACAGGTACTCTTGCTGTTGTAGAAAATAAGTTGGATGCTTTTGCAGCAACTTCATCATCAGAACTTGCTGGAGTAATTTCTGACGAGACTGGTACTGGAGCACTTGTTTTTGCTAACACACCAACACTTGTAACACCCAATATTGGTGCTGCAACTGGTACATCTTTGGTTCTTTCAGGGGACCTAACAGTTAATGGTACAACAACTACAATTAACTCAACAGAAATCACAATTGATGATAAGAACCTTACACTTGGTTCAGTAGCATCTCCAACAGATGCAGGTGCTGACGGTGGTGGTATTACTCTTAAGGGTGCTACAGACAAGACTTTCTCATGGGTAGATGCAACTGATGCATGGACCTCATCTGAACACATTAACCTTGCTTCTGGTAAGGCGTTCTACTTAAACGGTACACTAGAAACAGCAGCAGCACAAACTCTTACAAACAAGACAATCAGTGGTGCAGATAACACACTTACAGTACGAATTGCAAACGATGTTTCTGGTCTTGGAACTGGCGTAGCCACATTCCTTGCAACACCATCTTCTGCAAACCTTGCAGCAGCACTTACTGATGAATCAGGATCTTCAACAGTAGCATTTACTACTAGCCCAACTTTTGTTACACCAACTCTTGGCGTAGCAACTGCAACATCTATCGGATTTGCTGATTCCCTTACAGGTTCTGCAACTGCAACTGCTGGAACTTCAGCAACAACAATTGATACATTTTCAGCAACAACATACACCGCTGCTAAGTATGTAATTCAAATGAAGAAGGGCACTGACATTGAAGTAATTGAAATGTTGGTAGCAGTTGACGGAGCAAACAATGTTTACGTAACAGAGTACGCTGATGTAATCAGCAATGCTCAACTAGGAACAACAGATGCAGTTTATTCTGCAGGAGATGTTCTTCTACAAGTAACCGCCGCAGCAGCAGATACTGCTGTTAAGGTAAGCAAGACCTATATTAAAGCATAATTAGGAAAAGAGGCTAGAAGTGGCAACTGTAAATAAAGATTTTAAGGTAAAGCACGGGTTAGATGTAACTCAAGGCGGTACTTTTGGAGGAACTGTTACAGTTGCTACTCCTACTCAAAACACACATGCAGCAACAAAACTTTATGTAGATAGCGTTGCGTCTTCAGGAGGAGTAACTGTTGGTGCAACAGCCCCAGTATCTCCATCAAATGGAAACCTCTGGTTTGATACATTAACAGAACGAGTTCACGTTTATTACGGATCTCAATGGGTTGCTATTGCAAACCTTGAAGATTCTGAAACACTTCAAGATCACATTCACGATACATCTATTGACGGCAATGGTTTAATCGTAAGTACTTTTGTTAGTGGTGGGGCATACAATGAACCAGGATATCTTGTCAGTGCTGGATTATATAATACAGCATCTTGGGAAGAAACCTGGGTAGGCGGAGAAGCAATTGATAACTTTAACTAATTATCTGATATAATATGAACATACCACTAAAGGAGTTATAAATGGCAACAAGAATGCAACAGCGCAGAGGTACTGCTTCTCAGTGGACTACTGCAGATCCAGTTTTAAATGCTGGCGAAATTGGGTTTGAAAGCGATACAGGCAAGTTCAAGATTGGTGATGGCACAAACCATTGGGACGATCTTAACTACTTCTTAGATGCAGTTGACCAAGGTGGAAGCATTACCGACTATGTTCCATTAACACAAAAGGATGCTGCTAGTGGCGTTGCATCCCTTGATTCAAATAAGAACGTCTATGTTCCTGGATCATCTATTATTATTGAAGGTTCAACAGATAACACCAACGAAACTACCTTAACTGTTATAAATCCAACTGCGGATCGCACAATTACTTTTCCAGATGCAACAGGAACAGTTATTACAACTGGAAACCTTTCAGACATTACAAATATTGGAGTATTTACTTCAACTATCACAATGGAAGGTTCTACAGCAAATGACTTTGAACTTACCATTTCAGCAGGAGACCCAACCGCTGATCGCACAATTACTTTTCCTGATGAAACAGGCACAGTTCAACTTAGAGTAACTGATGTTTCAGACACTGAAATTGGATACCTTAATGGTGTTACTTCAGCAATTCAGACCCAACTAGATGATAAGTCAACTGCATCTAAAACTGAAACTCTTACAAATAAGTCAATATCACTTGGCTCAAATACAGTTACTTCAACACTTGCTCAACTAAACACTGCAGTATCTGATGCTGATGTAGCCTCTCTTGCAGGAACAGAAACTTTAACAAATAAGACTTTAACAAGCCCAGTAATTTCAGGACTTACACTTTCAGATGGTTCAATCGTTCTTGAAGGTGCAACTGCTGATTCTCACGAAACAACACTTACAGTCACAGATCCAACTGCTGACCGCACAATAACTTTCCCAGATGCTACAGGTACTGTTGCTCTTACAAATAATAAGTTGGATGCTTTTGCTGCAACTTCTTCATCAGAACTTCAATCAGTAATCTCTGATCACAATGGTAGTGGAACACTTGTTTTTGCTGATACCCCAACACTCGTAACACCAAACATTGGTGCTGCAACTGGTACATCCCTTACACTTTCAGGGGACCTAACAATTAATGGCACAACCACAACAATTAACTCTACTACTCTTGCAGTAGATGATAAAAACATTGTTCTTGGAGATGTTGATACTCCTTCAGATGTAACAGCAGATGGTGGCGGTATCACACTTAAGGGCGCAACAGATAAAACCTTTAACTGGGTAGACGCTACAGATGCGTGGACTTCTTCAGAGCATGTTAATCTTGCTTCAGGAAAAACATTAAAATATAACGGAACTGACCTTGTTGCTTCACAATCTGGTAACTCAGGAAAATATCTCACAACAGATGGAACTTCAACTTCTTGGGGAACAGTTTCAGGATACTCTGCTCCAACACTTGGTTCAACATCAATTGCTTCAGGCGCTACCGTCACAACAATTGCGGGACTAACATTATCAGGTGCAACACTTTCAGGAACATCCACAATTAGCGGAACTGGTGATTTCTTAGTAAGTGGAGACACAAACGTTAGAATTGTTCCTGC